TGGGTAAAGATGTGTTGGGATGATCGCTTCGAATTTGGCCTTGAGTTTTGACCTCACCCGTTGATCTGATGCGATATTCAGACATAGTTGATTCTCCTATGCTATTGCGTAAAACATGTAAGTGCCGCCAGAAGTGTTAACATCATTACCAGCCGCGTTTGTGATAGTAAAACCACTTGATAGTGGGTCTATCCAATCTGTGGTTGAGACGGGTGCATCTTGGCTGCTAAGTCTAAGATAAGGCTCAGTGCCAGCTACAATGCCTTGCACAGAGTCCCACACATACCAATTACTAACATCGTCTGCCCACTTAATCAGCACAAACCTAGCGCCGTTGGTAAAGCCGCAGTCTACGTTTACGTTACTGCTTGTGCCTGTGCCTGTGTAGGTTCCTATTTTTGATATGCCGGGGACTGAAGCAAATAGATAAGCAATCATTGGTTCAGGATTAAAGTTGGTAGTAGCACTGTCACCAACGGTAAAATGAGTGCTAGTAGGGGATGTGTTATTCCAAGAAGAAGTATCCGCAGTAAAAGCACCACCGTCGTTTAGTTGAGCAACCTTAGTATTACCTTGAGATGCCAAATAAACTGCCCAAGGTCTAGTTTGGCTGCGGCACTTTACCCACATCATTTCTGGAACTGCGCCTAAGTTGTGAGATATCTGCCTTGCCGTTTGATTACCCGTATAAGTTACAACATCAAAAAACCCCGGCGCTCTGCGGAATCCATAACTCATGTAGTCGGCCCATGTATAGCCGGTAAAAAACTGAGTCATTGAATCCCAAGCATAATTTGCATGACTCGATTCTGCAGGGTAGTTAACAAAACCAGTATAAGCCCCTTGCGTCAGTCTGGCTCCAACATACCATCCCCCAGAACCTGTTGTGTTATGTGTAAAACCAAAGTCCGCGGGGAAGCCGGGAGTTATCTTATTACCGCTTGTGGGTTTATCTAGGCCAAGAAGCTGAGTAGCCGCAAACTCTGATGCTGGCTTGTGAGGTCTGCGGATGGCCATGTAGATGTGGCTTGCACCACTTGCATTTATATCGCCGTCTGCATTGACTATTTGAAAGCCAGTAGATGTAAAATCCACTATGTTTTGATTGTTTGTTTCTGCACTAGAACCGTTTGCGTATAAAAGAGCGTCATTACCGCCAGTTGCTACTCCTCGCATATTGTCGTACATATACCAGCCCGCAGAACCTGACGATTTTTTAATCATCAACCACTGAGGCTCAAATCCAAGATCAACCGTAGGGCCGGTACTACTACCGTTACCCGTATAGCTACCACACTTAATAATGGCTTCGTCAGAATCTTCACCAAAGTCTTGGGCATCGTGGGCAAATAAGTAGGCAACATAAGAAGCACCTAGCCTGTTTGTTTGGTCAGCAGTGTCAGAGTTTTGTCGTACCGCAAAATGCGTAGATGTTTGGTTAGCGTTTGTAGCAAAACCTTGGTATCCACCAAAATCAGCATCATTGTCTAGGAATCCAGTAGACGCAAAGTAAGCATTATCATCAGCTACGCCCCTATGCCATGTGTACCAGCTATTTGAGCTATCAAGTCTTTTTGTAATAATCATCCCCGGCGCAACACCTAAATTATGCGGGATGTTCCTGTGAGTAGGTGACCCGCCAGTTGTGTCTCCCGTCCCCGTATAAGTAACAACATCAAAAAACCCCGGTTGCTTGCGGAATGTCCACGTTACAAACTTATCGCTTGATCCGTCATACGAGCTACTGGGTGCAAATGTAAAGCCGTCACTGTTAAACGAGGCCACTCCGTTAGGATAGCCTGATGTTTGAGCGGCATTACTGTTGGAGTTTAGTCGCTTTAAAGTACCTCGTTCGGTGTCGTGTAAATAATGGGCTTGACTTGTGGTTCTGCTTTTATGCCAAACCAGCCCTCCTTCTCCAGAAAGGTCAATACCGTTGGTTATAGTCACGGCTGAACCGGGGCCTTTGTACACATCCGTAGAAAACACATCGTCAACGTAAACAGGGCCACCACCAGCAGCGCCAGCAGCAGCCTGCAACCCTTTTAAAGCTGATCTACTCATGCTAGTGCCTGCCCTGCAGTAAAGCCGTAGTAAGTAGTGCCACCGTCATGCGTAATAAATACAAAGTAATCAACCGCATTAGCCGTGGCTGTTAGTGTTGGTGCTGTAGCTGCAGGCCAATCCACTGCTCCGGGCCATGTAACAGTAAATCCAGAAGCACTTCCGTCTTGTACTAGCTTCAAGGTAAACGCTGAAAACTTACCGCTGGCAGCAGGGTTGCTAAACGTAAACGTAGTGTTCTCTGTCAACGTGTGGCTAAAGTTAGTACCCGTTCTGAGGTTTACAGCCGTAGCGTTTGAAGAAGACGTAACTGCTACGTACTCTTCTGAAATGCCATCATCAAAAGTTGCTACACCGTTAGCGTCAGTAGTAACAAGACCTGATGCTTGTGTAAGACCTAAAGTGTCTGGTAGCTTTACCGTGTAGGTTGCTGCGGCACTGTGTGCTGGGCCTTGAACAGTTACACCGTGGCTGTTGTTTTCGCAGTTAAAACGAATTGTTCCAGCGTTAGTGTTGCCGTATAGCTCTGTATAACCAGTGCCGTTTGGAAACAGCTGAATGTTGCCGTTAGTATTTGTAGACGAAATAGCGTTACCGTCTAGCTTAATGTTATCTCCAGCTAGAGATCCTGTAATTGCAACATTGCCTGAATACGTAGCGGTAACATAACCGCCCGTATCAATCAGGTAACTAGCTGAGTTCCACGCTGTAGACCCGTCACCCGCCTTAACCTTGAGAGTATCTGTTTCAAGACCTAACTCGCCTTGAGCTAGTGTTGGATTAGCAGAAGACCAGTTAGACGCTGTATCCCTGCGTATTTGAATTATGCTTGCCATGATTATGCACCGCCTCCGTTAAAATTCTGAGCTGTAAGGTAAGTTGAATTAGCAAAACCACCATCCAGCCCTGCACCGGATGAACCCGCAATAAACTTTGATGTGCCACTATCAAACACCAAAACCTGACCCTCTGTTGCGGCAGGGGTTAAGTTAACGTCAGAAAGATCATCAAGAGATGCTGTTGATGCAAGAGATGCTGCTAGTATTCGTGCAGTAAGAGTTGCTGTAGTGGGTAGGGTTGTGTCGTTACTTACAAAAGTTTCTGAGGATGTAATGACAGCAGCGCCATTAATATCAGTAAACGCTACGCTAGTTAAGTAACCTGCAGAAGCATGGTTGCCCCATCCGTAAGCTGTATTCCAGTTAGATATACTGAGATTAGAACCCGTAACAGCCCCAGAGAAAGTACCCGTAGTTCCTGCAACAGCTGCAAACGTCCCTGCTGCGGGAGTAGAACCGCCAATAACTGTGTTATCAATAGTACCAGCGTTGATGTCTGCTGTTGTAGCAGTAAGAGAAGTAAAAGTTCCTGCGGCTGGTGTTGATCCACCAATGGTTACGTTATCTAGCGCACCGCCGTTAAGATCAATAGTGCCTGCAGTAACAGTACCAGAGACGCTAACATCAGCAAAAGTAGCTGTACCAGTAAACGTAGGGCCAGCGAGGTCTGCTTTAGTCGCTACGGCTGTAGCAATAGCGTTAAATTCAGTATCAAACTCAGAACCACGAACAACCTTATTGGTATCACCAGTAGGTAACGAGTCCTTAGCTGTAAAGTTTGTTGACTTTGTATAGTTGGACATAATTTTTCCTATCCGCTCGTCTTTTAATTAAACGCCCGCGTACAGGCACTTAAGTAAAAGGGGGCCGAAGCCCCCGTAAGGTTTACGCAGACGGTACTGCGAGGACAAAACCAGCTTCTGGGCGATACACCTGAACACCATACAGGGTGTCGGCGGTGTACAGCGTAGAGAGGTACTCCTGCTTGTACTGGGTCTGTGAGCGAACAGCCATCTGCTCTGCCATCACAACAGCTTCGCTGTGGAACAGCAGGGCTGCGCGAGTGTCAACGCTAGATGCAGTGTTGTCACCAGCGGCTTCAATAGTTCGGCAGTTAGCAGAAACGTAAACGTCTACGCCATACAGGTTGCCGATCAAGCCGTTGTTGACAGTACCACCGGATACGAAGTCAGAAGAAACGTATCGGTCGATACCCATAATCGCATTGCGCGTGGCAGGCGGGATAATGAGGTTACGGCCTTCCATCGGCACGTTGTTGTCATCCATCTTCTGGATCATGTCACGGAAGAATGCGTCCGTGAACTCGTCACCAGCTACCAGAGTATCGTCGGTGTACTGAGTAGTAGTGCCGCCATCATTGAAGAAACAACCAGTGTGCTGGTAGTCAGTAGCAGCAGGGCTAAATACAACAGCGCCGCCGTCACCAAAACCAGTACCAGCTGCGTGCAGATCGTTATCGACCTGTACAGCCAGAGCATAACCAGCATCTTCAGTATAGAACTGACGCAGAGAAGACAGAGCCTGTACCTCTACGATGTCCTCGATCAGACGCGAGTACTCAAAGTGCCGGTTAATAGTAACCTGCAGCTCTGACTCGGTGTTTGCAATGATAGTTACCGCAGTATCAGCCGCTTTAGCATTGGCATCGCCGCGAGTAGGCTTAGGGATATGAATAACGTCACCCTTCTTGCCAGTCATAGCGAGACGCTTGACAAGGGGTGCCATCTTCAAGTTCTTTTGATAAGCAGCAATAATCTCATCTGACCAGATTTCTGGTACAAAAGTTGCCGCTTCTGTTAGGGCGGTGTTACCCGCCGCGCCGGGGTAAGTTGCTGTAGCCATGATAAATCTCCTTTAAAGGCTAGCGAACTCGACCCTCTGCGTATGCTTGCAATATCTCATCTGATATAGCGTTATAACGGTCAGGGTCGGACTTCATCAATTTAATAATGTCAGCACGACGATAAACTTTCTTCCTTGACCC